TCTTCTATTTTCATTTTACGAGTGGTCATATAGTTTTGGTCAAGATATGGACCATCTTCTGTTGCAAATTCTTCTACGACCCAGTTAAGCATACTTCTACGAGTTATAGTATAGGGCTTTGTTTGTCCATCTGCAAACGCAAGATAAATAACATCTAAAGATTGCACATAAGACATGTGTTCTAATTTATCATAAGTAAAAGGAGTAACTATAGTATATTGATTACCTTGGTTATCTGCTAAAGGTCCAAATCCCCAATTACCATCTTCATCAGTACCAAATGTATAAAACCTAATTTGTTGATTTAGAAATTCTAATAATACAGTTTGGCGCACACTAAAAATAAAAGGCATTAAAAATACTTTGGCCCCAGGATTACCTAAGTCCCAAATATGTTGTGTACCGGTACGTTTCTCCATAGGACCATAACGAGAACATACAAAATTTAATGCATCAGCGACACCATTATTATATTGCTTTAAATCATCACGAGAGTATAATTTAGACGATAAAATACCTGAATTAAATATATTTTGTTTATCAACAAGTTTTACCAATTTTTATTCCTTTATGATGATGATTCATTTAATTCATCAGACATATCTACACGAAGTTTTTTCTCCCATTCGGCAGAACCATATCTGATACCTATAACTTCTCCTTCTGGTCTTAATATATTTCTTTCTCTTGCATTAAGAGATTTTGCTGCTTTTAATTCTTGCTTAGCTCTACGGGCCATATAATCAGCTAAACTTACAGAAGCAGGGAGTGAATAAGCTAGTTCTGCTGCAAGTTCAGCAACAAAAGCGGAAGCTAAAGAAGCATCAAATTTAGCAGCATCTATATCTGCTGTATATTTAATATAAACTTCATCAATATTGCTTAATAGTATTCCACCATCTATATCAAACAAAGCTTCTCGAGGACCTGCATTACGATTATAATAATCATCTAAATCTATATAAGTTTCACCTTTATTTACAGATATTTGAACTACTCTTAAACATTCAGGAGCAGTAGGTAAACGATAAGCATATTGCCAACCTCTAGTATCTACATTAGCAAGTTGTGCTAAAGAAGTAGTTACTCTGGCACAATTCCAATCGTTACAACGAAGTAGTTTACGTTTGACAATATCTACTTTTGCTTTAACGGCTGTAACAGTAGGAGATACATCCTCAACATTATCTAAAGATACTATCGGTTCCTGGCCTATAGATACTAATGCTGCATTTATTAAATCAGTATATCCCGGTTTAGCCATTAGTTATGATTCCTTATTTAAGTAAATTCTTTTCAAATAGTAAAACGACTTTAACTGTTTTTGCAATTTTATCAACTTCAGTAATTATAAATTCAATATATCTAGTTAGCTTTTCTTCTCCTTCATATTGAAATACTCTTATTATATCACCTACTAAAATAAAAGTATAAAGAGGATTAAAAAAAGCAGGGTCTTTAATATCGAAATAAGATTCTGCTGTTGCGTGGTATGTATAAATACAATGTTCAGCTCTACTATTTGCTATAACTGTAACAAGTTTTGCATTTATAATTTTTTTACTGGCTAATGATGTTTTTGTTTCTTCTACAATTTTGGGTAATGATTCGCCCATAAATTCCTCCTTTTTGTAGATTTATAAATTGAAATTTTTTAGGAGAGCTAGAGGAGAAAATTAATTCTCCTCTTTTTGCCCCACCAAATTTTATGAACCCATAGTAGCTACTGCAACAGTCAATAAACCAGTTGTTTGATTTACGGCAGTTACTCTAAGTATACCAAAACCACCACCTGAAGCTGCTGTTGAATTAACTAGGATTATGTCACCTACTTTAATTTGTCCAGTAACATTTGTGTTACCTGTTGCTCCTGTAAAGTAGTTGTCTGCTTTTATCGTAGACCAAGTATCTTCTGATACATAGAAGAATACAGAATTTGTAGCACGAGCAACACATGCAAATAATTTTTTATCAAATGCCATTATTCAGTCCCTCCTATGAACTTGCCTGAGAATTTGCTACGTCAAATGATAAAGCTCCTGTTTCATCAATAAGAACAGCACCTAATTTTCTTCTCATATAATAAAGAATAGTATCATCGTCTGTTTCTCTTACACGAGTTTTATCTATACCACCTAATGCTAAACCTACGCAAGATTTTACGAAAGCATTACATTTTGTAGTAGAACCTTCACCTGCCGGAAGGTCAGGGTCAACTCTCCAAACCATATCCATCCAGAATCTACCAGATTCAGCTTTGGTGAATAAGTAAGGAAGTTGTGCTGCTGTAATTACATCAGCATGATAGAACTGTTTTAAGTTCATTAACTGGTTCCATTGTTTTGCGCCTACGTTAACAATAGGAAGTTCTTTGTTTCTGAAGATGTGATTAACTTGGAAATGTTCCCAAATTGCTTGAACAACATCTAAAGTCATACCAGATGTATTTGCACCAGAAACAGTTTGAGTTGAAGTATTGATTGCTTTTAAAATCAATTCATCAATTTTAGTATTCATTGATGCAACAGCGTTGTCTGTAATTACTAACATACCATTTGCTGATGTTGAAGAAACTTCTTGTTCATCAATTTCATCACCTGCATAGTATGTTTCCAAGTCACAACCAACTCTATCTAAAGAGCCACCGTTTCTTGGGATTTTACCAAAACGAGCTTTTTGTCCTGCCGGAGTACCTGCATGAGAACGGTTGAAATATGTTTTATCACCAACCGGTACGGGTCTTACAGTTACTAAGTCAGCATACAAAGAATCTCTTTTTTGGTAGCACAATTTAATTTCTGAAGAAAATTGTTCTTCCACTAAAGGTAATAGATTCATTGTTTACTCCTATCACTATAAAGTATTAACCGATTCCTCTTGCTAAGTTACCTCTCGGGTTAGCTCGAAGATATATTTGTGAGAATCAGTCAAAGCGCTCATAAGAGGTTAGCTTTGAAGTTTACTCAATTGCCCTTGTTGACTCATTTGAATAGCCACAATTTGTTTATTCAATTCATCAACTTGTGCTTTATTTTTTACATAATCTGTTTGCATTAGAGAATCTCTTTTTGCTCGCAGTTGTTCAATTGTTTCTGGGACGTTTTCAATACCACGTCCTTCTATATATATAGTATCCCCTGTCATCATCTTTGTCAAGGCTAGTTGGGATTTTAAGAAATTAGCATCTCTAAAAAGACCTACTTGTTCCATTCTTTCAATTGTTTCTTGAGGATACATTTGTGTTATTTTAGCAGAAATATTATTTATATTATTACCATAATCTTTACCCCATTCTTTACGAAGGGCTGCTTCTGCTTCTTTTAATTCTATACTTGTTTGTTCTGCCATACTTTGATTATAGTTGTTAACTAAGTCATTTTGTATGTCTATATATGCTTTACACATATCTTGGTATTGATTTTTAGTAAGATTTGCTTTATCAGCTATCTGTTGAAAGTTAGAAAAGTCAAAGGAATCTTTTCCAAATATTTGACCTTCTGCTTTATCATAAATGAAGTCATATTCGGCAGCCGATGCCGGTTTACCAAGTTTGGTATAGAACGCTGTAACATCTTCTGCCGAAGAAGTTGCATCGGGGATACGTACTGATTTTGAAATAGTTTGTTGTGCAGAGATATAGTTTTTAAATACATCTTGAACATTGTTAATTCTTCCCCATTCTGCTCTATCTTTCAAATCTTCAGGGATGCAATCTTTCCATCCTTCTGACATAAATTGATTCATATCAAAAGATGCAGGTGGTGTATCTTGCGCAGGTGGTGTATCTTGCGCAGGTAGTTGTGCTCCTGTACCTTTGTTCAAATCATCTAAATCTGGCATAATTCCTCCTTATTTATTTATGAATTTTTCTATTTCTGTTAAAGTATCTTCTGATATTTTAGCAGACATAGTTAATATATATTCAATTACTTCACGATGTGCTGCTTGTTTTGCAAGTTGTATCGGGTCTGTCGTAATAGGTGCCCCATAATATTTAAAGCGTATTATTAAGTCATCTATTACTTTTTTTGCAATTTTTCTACGAGAATTATCAGAGCTATTAAAAATAGATTGATATGCTCTCTTTATATCTCTATCAATTCCTTTTAATTTATATAGTAACTTTTCCCAAGCATTATTATCTATCATTAACCCATTCCTCCAAACATAGCTGATATATCTCCACCACCTGTTTGTTGTTGTGCCATAGCAGAAGCTTGGTCAGCTTGTGCTGCATCTTTAGCCGATTGAGCACCTGCTTGTAACATTTGAGCTTGTTGTAACATCATCTGTTGTTGTTGAAGTTCTTGTTGTTGACGAGCTGCTTCTGCTCTTTGTTGTTTTACTTCACGCTCTGTGTATAATATTTCATTTGGAGCGCCAAGTAAATAAGTATATAATCTCATTGCTTTTTCAACATTAAGAATATCCATACCACCAACTTGTGCTAATTGTGCTCCGAAAGCTAAAGACCTTTCTATTGCTGATACATCAAAATGTCTTTGAGCCTTTGCAAGAGGACTTTCAAAATCCATTGTTAATCCAAATCCTGAATTAAATGCTTCTTTCAATTCTTCAGGAGGTTCAGGTAATATACCACCTCTACGTTGAAGTATTCTAAATACCCTGATAGCAAGAGGTTTAAGAGCATCTTTTTCTAAGCTACCTTGCCATGGTGACATTAACTTTAATTGAAGCAGTTGTTCTTGCATAGCTTGATAAGTATTATCTTTATCAGTTTGTTCAATTAAGTCAATCATTAAACCTTGACGTACTTGTTCACGTGCATCTCTAATAGTTTCTATATTTATTTCAAAGTTACCAATAGTATGCATTGGTTCTGCTACACGTTGAGCATCCATTTCATGATAGTTTAATGCAGCAGGTTTCATAGATAAAGGATTGATATAAGTATCAATCGGTACATTCATAGCAGGATGTAATGCTAAATCTCCTGCATTTAATTTTTGTTTAGCAAGTTTATTTAAAGATTTAATTGTATGTCGTAAATTCATAGCAGGGGAAAAACCATAAGTATATCCTGCCGGCACATTAATACGACCTATACAATATGGAAATTCTTCATATCCTGATTCTAAAACTAATTTTCTACTTTGATAATCAAGCCAATATGATGCTATAGGCATATTAAGTTTATCTTTAGAATTAGGGTCATAAACTTGTCTAGGTATCGCGGCATGAACAAATACTCTTTCTTTAAGAGGATTGTTTGTAACATCATTAAGTATCTGAGGTCCTACAGCACTGCCAAACATTTGAACTGCTTGTTCATTAGTAAGAATAACGGTACGGTAAACTTCTCCAATGCCACCATAAACATTGTTTAAAACAAAAATATCTTTTGCTGAAACGGGTTGGATATTTAAAACTTGTTCTGAAAAATCTTCAAGAACTAAAAATCCTGAAATAGAGTAAGCAATTAATTCTTGACAAAAACCATGATAAGGACTTGATATATGTTCGTTAATATAAGAACAAGTAATTTTAGAAATAGTTTCTAAATAATTTTTATTATCATAATTTTGCATTAAAGAATTAATAGTCATATTTTCAGGTGGCTTTTTCTTTGTATTAGGCAACGTAGTTAATTTGAAATTAAACCATTGCGTTGCCGGATTTGCTGTGTATGAATATAAAGCAGAAGCAGCTTTAGTCAAAGCATTAGTTGCTGTATCATCGTATATTTCTACATGTCTATCATACAAAGATATAGCGCCAGTATTAGGTGCTATATCATAAAAACCACCACGGTAAGGAAGTACATAGCTTGATACTTCTTGCCAAATTTGAAGATAAGATTCTCTTTTATTTTTAGCTTCATTAAAGCGTTTAAAAAGTTGTCTAGCTTTTTCATCTTGCTCTAATATCTTTGCTAATTCTTTTTGGTCACGAGGAGGTTTACTAAACATATCATTCTTCTGTTGAAAAGCAAATTGTTTAGTTTGTCTTTCCTTTTGTAGTTTAGTTATATCATCTGCCATTTCATTATCCTAATGTTGTATTTTGTTGGTCGCCACCAAGCAAAGTTCCTATTACAGAAGGAGTACCACCTGCTGTTAATAATGAATATCCTGTGCCCTCTTGTCCTGTTGTAAAATCAGTGGCTTGATTAAAATTATTAGAATAAGCCATATTTGCACTTTGACGAGAACCTGCTGCATTAGATTGTGCTGCTTTTTTCTTAGCTTCTTCTTTTGCTTTTTGTTCATTATATTGTCTTTGTTGTTCTGCTAATTGCATCATAGCTATTGCATTAGCTTGTTTAGCATGTTTTGCACCGCCACCCATAATTTTTCTCCTTATGTATAATCTGTTAATTTTGCTGTATTTCCTGATAAGATACTAAAGTTTCCGGTAGGATTAGTTTTATAATCTTTTGTAAATAGTAAACTATTAGTTCCAGTACCATATAAACTTTCTCCAAAAGAACTAGCAGAAGAATAAGCATTCCAAGCATCTTCTTTAAGTTGAGCTTCTTTTTTATCTTGTTCTGCTTTTTGTTCTTGATAAGTTTGTTGTTGAAATAATAAAGATTGATGTTGTATTTCATTAGCTTGTTTTGCTGTTTTGGCAGCACCTATACCTGATGCTATAGATAAAATACCTTGTACACCTGTTTGAGTAATACCTTTTCCTATTGCACTACCTGCTTTTTTAGCAAAAGTAGTTATTGTTTTTCCTGTAGTAGAAGGAGTACTTGCTGATGCATTACCTGCTCCTGGTAATGGAGCTGTTGCCTGTACTTGAGTACCCGTAGAAGGAATTTCTATTTTAGGAAGTAACTTTGCTTGATGAGGACCAAGTGGATCTATTTGTGCTGTGGCTTTAGTACCTGTAGCACCTTTATTTCCTATAGAAAGTAATCCTTTCATTTTAGAAAGTAAAGCACCTGCTCCGTGTCCTACAGCTCCTCCTGCTGCACCCGTAGCTGCACCCGTAGCTGCTGATTTAGCAACATCTCCTATATCACCACCTTGAATAGCTGTTTTACCTGCATTTGTTACAGCACCTATAGCAGCACCTTTTCCCATGCTTCCTAATAAACTTCCAGAACTTGCTGTAGTAGCTCCTGTAGTAGCTCCACTTGTTCCTCCAACTGAAGCACCTGTTGTCGTACCTGCTGTAGTTCCTGTTGCGGCTGTTGCTCCAGTGGCACCAGTGGCTCCGGTTGCACCAGTAGCGCCAGTAGCTACACTTCCTACACTTGCTGCTCCTCCAGTTACTACTCCACTCGATGCTCCTGTTGCTGCTGTAGCACCTGTTGCACCTATTGCACTTGCTCCTGCTGTAGTACCTGCTGTAGCTGCTGTTCCGGCTGTAGCTGCTGTTCCGGCTGTAGCTGCTGTTCCGGCTGTAGCTGCTGTTGCTGCTCCTCCGGCTGCTGCTCCTCCACCAAGTCCGGCCATTATACCACCTACAGCACTAGCTATTGCACTACCAATAATTGCCATATTTAAATCCTTATTATATATCTACACTATATTTTCATAATAAACTATAACATAATCTATTGCAAGTGTCTTAAAATTTAAATACATCATAATCTAATTTTGCATATTGTGCTTGGCCATTTTTTAATTTATCTTTATCTCGCTTAGTACGTTTCATTTTACGAAGTTCTGCCATTTCTAATTTAATAGCACGTTCTCGTAAAGGATTATAGTTATGGTCTGCTTCCGGTAATAGTTGTGATACAGTAGCAGCACGATTATCTATGAAAGCTATAATAGCTTGACACAAATAACGAAACGCATCAGCTCCGTGAGATGACCAATCATGACAAGGTGTGTCTTTAAATTGTTGATTCTTTTCATCCCAATCTTTATGATATTCTTTTAAAGCACGGATACCTTGTAAACAACGAGAGCCATCAAACGTAACTTTCAATAACATTCTACGAACAAGGTCGATACCTTCTGATACATCTGTTTTAGGAATTGCACGGAAACTGACACCGTATTTTTTTGCTACTGATTTACGGGTTACACCTGTAGCTACGTCACGAGTTGTTATATCGTGTGGACCAAATTGTCGCTGTGCAAATATATAGTCTTTATGATGACCAAACTGCACAATAGCTTTGCTTATTTCGTGGTCCTCCCAACCAAATTCTTCTCGTAATGGTTTAAAGTCAGCACGCATTAAGCAGCAACATTCAGCTAATGATTTTTCTGCAAATTCATTATATTCGATTACGTTTACTTTAGAGTTAGCTTGGTCATACTGAAAATACCAGATAGCCATAGAATCAGAAATACCCAAGTCCCACGCAGTATAGACAGGTTGTTTCGGGTCCCACAATTTTTTATTTGGCATCGAACGACCTTCTGATTCTAATTTACGCATAGCTTGACCATAGTAAGAACCTACAAGACCTGCTTCAAATGAACAATAATATTCTTGTTGAATACGTTCTTCTGGAACATTCAAGTCACGCTGTTCTTGAATAGCTTCAGGTGGTATAACAGGAACAAGAATACGCTGTCCATGCTCATCTAAAATTGGATTTCCTTTAATATCAGTTAAAGTTTTTTGTGTATCATCTACAGTAAGTACTTGAACAAAATAATTTGCTCCATTTTTCTTTGCATTAACCATAGATTTAAACAAATCAAATGCATGGTTACGACCACGAGGAGTAGTAATGAAGCATGCCCATCCATCGTTTTCATTTAGAATAGGAGATAAATAATCCCAAATAGCAGGTTTCATAAGGGCAAATTCTGAGAAATTTATTCCAACAGGGTTTGCACCAACCAATGAGTCAAATCTATCAGCGCCCACCAATTGAATAAGCGAGCCATTCTTCAACCTGATAGACATGTCGTCATCTCTTTTCGACTTTATCAAAGGAGGTGGAATAAAATCAAGGAAAGGTATGCCGTCTTTTGTGCTACCAGTCCAAATGATTTTTCTCGCTTGATTCAACAGTGGGAGAACATGCCAGTATGTTCCTACACGTTTTTGTGATTCCTTAATTAAGTTATTCCATGCCAGTAAATCCTTACCAGTACGTCTGTGAGCAAGTAAAAATGCTCTTTGTCTGGAAGGAGTTTGGTCAAAATAACGTAGAAAAGGATATTGATATTCCCTTGGTGTGAATTTATAAGGTAATTGAATTAATTCTTCATCTGGCATGTTTCTGAATTTTCAAAATCTTTCATGAAATCAAACTGTAATTGTTCATATTCTTCTTCAATAACAATTTCATCGTCATCCATTTTATTTTTCTTCTTTCTTTTTAGTTTTTGGTGCTGTAGATTTAGCAGGTTTTGCTGCTTTAGTTTTTGTTTTCGTCTGTTTTACAGGTTCTTTTTTTGGTTTTGCTACCTTTTTAACAGAATCAAAGTCAAAAAAATCATCAAATTCTATAGGCATTTTTAAATTCCTCCTGTTTACAGTTTAAATTATCTGGCAAAATAAATCAAGATTCCTCTTTTTCAGGTTCGATTATGTTTGCTCCTTCTTTTTTCTTGTAAAATTCTACCATTTTTTGTTCTTGTTCTTTAATTTCCCTACGTCTTGCTTCTTCTTCGTCAGTTGTGATACGTTTTACAGCGCCCGTATCGTCAACATCAAGCACAACTCCTACGTCTTTTTTAAATCCTAGGTCTGTTTCGTTAATATTAGCAAAAGAAGTGATAGAAATGTTATTTATCTGCTGATGCTTACTGTTATCCGTAGATTTTTTATTATATTGCTCCGGTAATTTAGCTTTCGCAAGTTCAACAAGTAATTTATCATTCTTAATTTTATAATCACCCATGTGTTCGCCTTTATAAAACTGTGGTGTATCGGTACCTTCTAGTGCTCTTTCTATAACAGTACCGTCAACTTTATCTCTAAACAAAGCTTTAGACACCTCAATGGCTTCACCAAATTCCGGGAATTGTTGACAATAAAGCATAATAGTAGAAGCTTTAGATTTAATTTCCGGATTATGTTTTAACGCTCCTGATATAGTACCCCATGCTTCAATTCCGTCTAATATTTTGTCTTTTTCTTCAATTAATGTTCTTTTCTGTGACGGAGTTAAGGTGTAACGATGCTGCAGGGCAAGTTGTATTTCAGATTT